TGCGCTATCAAATTTCTTTTTGAATAATAAGTCGGAGTTTTCAATGACTTGTTTGTTGTCTAATACAATATAGAACTTGTCTTCTTTATCTTGTCTCTTGTTATATTTATCTGTAATTGTCCCTTGATGTACTTCTTTGTTTTGGTAACTAGCCACTGTATAGATAGGCGATATGACAACAAGCATCAGTGCGATTACGCCGAATAATCGCAGTATTCCAGCAATAAAGATATCGAACCAATCCATATTTTTAAGTTTTTTAATCATTTCCCACACTCCCTTATATTTTCAAACAACTGACCCACTTTAATAACTGCATCCCTTTTAACTTGTTTCTCGTACTTCTCTTTCGCTTCTTCTTTACTCTCTGCCTCAACAACTGTAAACCTTTGATTACTCTTAGCTTTAGTTATGTGTGTATGTTTACGTCCTGTTGAATCTTTGAATGTTGTGACTAAGTATTGTGTCACTTCCCCAAAACCTCCTTGACTCGATCTAAGATGTCTTTACACGTATCCTTTTCCTGCGTCTGCTGTTCCATCTTGTCTTTCATGATTCCTTTTCATTTTCTTTTTGTATGCGTCAATGAGTTGGTCGATAGAATAATACTCCACAGCTATTTGAAAAGGTAATACTAATTCCACATCTACCAACAAATCTAAAATATGATTGATTTCTAAATCGCCAGTACGTTCATAGTGTTTATTTTGTTTATGATATTCTGTCACTGAAATAACTTTGTGTAATTTGGCTAAAAAACTATATTGATTTGTTAATTCTGGTATTTCACAAAAATAAGTTTCGGGCTCTTCGTAACTTTCAGTCATCAATACATAGGATAGTGCAAATGCCAACATATCTGATAGTTCATCAAGTTGTTCTTCAATAGGTTTACCTTTTAACTTTTTCCAGTTCTTGAATGGCTCTATTGTGTTATACCATTCGAAAAATTCTTCTACATACGCTTTGTGCGTATCTTTCGGATTTTTGGTTTCAATTCTATCGTCGAACTCCTTTTGTATTTGTAATAACTCTTGTAACTGATCAATTGTTAAGGTATTAGTCATTTTCCTGCTCCTCCTCATATTTATAGACAACTTGACCTGCCATAATCCCTACTGCTTCATCAAGTTCAATACCTTCTTTAACTGAATGTTGAATAGCATTTGTCATTCCCTCAAGTATTTCATCAAACGCTTGCGCTTTCTTATACACGTCTTCAACCTCTTTTAGTAATCCCTCTGTGTCATTACCGTTATACGCACTAGCACTTATAACGGACTGTTCTATTTGTTCACGGTTATTCATTAGTGTCATCCTCCATTTGTCCTAAAAATTCGTAGAACTCATTTGTTCCGTCTAATTTGTCCATTCGGTACAATATAGCACTTGCGTTGATTTTAGCTCCCATGTTTATAGCTACTGCCTTGTTCGCTCTACTCTCAATCTGTAGTTCGTTAAGTCTAAAACGGTAAAATTCGTATCTTCCAAGCAATTCATTTTTGACTGTGCGCCACATGTTCTCCAGCTCTTCGTTACGCTCTCTTAACTTAGCTATATCCACGATAAGCTCATCGCGTTGCTTCTTGTACTCATCACGTTGTTTTCTCATCTTCTTCAACCTAGCGTCCATTACACCTAGTTGGAACCCTGTTTCATAGTTCATTCTGGCACCTCCAGTAACTCCGGATTTTCAAACTTATTGCCCAAGTATTCAATAGTTGGCATTTCACGAACTTCTTCAGCCTCAAAAACTCTCAATAGATGTACGTCGCCAATTATAGTGCCAATAGCGTTTCGAGTGACTACGCCTGTAGCATCTAAATAAATGTATGTTTTATCCCGTTCGATGCCCCACAGTTTCGTTGATACGACTTTTAATATATCGCCCTCGTATAATTCTCTTCCCCACAGATTTATACCAATTGACTGCATAAGTTCTACATCTGCCATTTTCTCAGTCTTTATAAACTCCTTTATAACCTTGCCGTATTCATTTTCTTTAGTTGAATAACTAACTTCGCTATTGTGAAGATCTAACGCCACAACCTCACACATCTTTTTTGTTTCGGTGTCCCATACTCGATATTTCGGCATCATTCTACTACCTCCACTTTTTCGACCTCTATGCTTGCAGTTTTGAATGGGAGTTTTTTACGAGTCAGTTTTAATGCCATATTCTTAGCTTCTTCCTCATTTATACTTTGCACAAAATAATGCTTTTTTATTTTGTAATCACATTTAGATGCTAAGAACTTGATACAAAGACTTACTTTATAGGTTTGCATCATTCTACCAACTCCCCATCTTTCCAAATCAATGTCATCGTCATGTCATCGTTTAAGATATAGAATGCTTTAGTAGGCACACATCTGCCATATAAACATTCTTTTATACTAGTGTTCTCATATAGTGTAGAGTTATAGTCTCCTTCTTGAATCTCGAATAATTCAATCAACCTATCAACCTTAGTCTCTTCTGTAATATCTTCTTCAAATTCGACTTCAAAAGTATCATCAGCTGATACAAAACCTTTTATGATACAATTTCTTCCGTCATAAAGAGAGAAGCACTTATAATCAATATCACTCTTGGTTTGTGGATAAAAATTTCTTCCTGTTGCTAATCCAGGGTTATCCCATGCCCATTTAATTAATTCATCTAATCTCATTTCTTTTTTAACTTTGATTTTCATTGTTATATCTCCTCTTGAACAGTAAATTTATCGTTAATTGATACATATCCAGTCACATTACATAAGATGCTATCAACATGAAAAGTCACAAAACAGTTGCGCTCAACATCATTTGAATAGAATCTTTTATTACCTGATAACTTGGGGTTATCCCAAGCCCATTGGATAAGTTCAGGTAAATTCATTTCTTTTTCAATTTTGATTTTCATTGTTTCCGCCCTTTTAAAATAAAGTTAGTTGCTTCTGTTCCTCGTATTCCAAATCCTGTTGCTTTATATATGTTTCAAGCTCTTCAGCTGTATCAAATGTCTTTTTCACACCTTGCCAACCTGGTACGATATGCCCGTGAAAGTAATAAGTGTCATTTACTACATGGGTATGTGCCACTCGCTCGTTATCCTGATACAGATATCTCTTAGAGCAGAAAAATCGGCTTAAGTATTCTTTGTGTGCGCTACCTGTCATGATCATCACTCCCACAAATCAAATGCTCTTTGGACGTAAAACTTCGCCTTTGCTAAATCCTCATGACCATTCTTTAACGGTGCTCTAGACAAGTATTTGATTGCATTACCTATTGCGAATGCTAATTGTGGTGGGTACTGTGCCGTAACTTGTTCAATAAAATCTATAATTTCAATGTCGCCGTATGTGTAGTGCGCTGGTTGCTTAACATTGTCTTGTATTTCGTTCATATCTACTTTTCTGTTACTGATTATGCTCATTATGCTTCACTCCATTTCTTAAACATTTGGTTATAAGTGACATCGAACCAGTACGGATCACGTGAATGTTTTTGTGGCGTTCCATCATAAAGCCATGGTCTCAATCTTCTCTTTCTTTCTTCTTCATATTCCGCTCTCACATTTCGTTGGTATAGGTTCAAAATCGCTTTTTTTCTGATTTTTTCTCTCTCTTTTTCTTCATCTTTTATTTGACTCTGCATATATTCAACTTCATCTTTAGATTTTGAGTCTTTTCTTCCACACAATAATTCATCGCCGCGCATTTTATGTTTGTATCTATATCTAAGAAGTTCTGGAGATATGTGATATTTTTCTGAAACTTCTCTCAATGTCATTAGTTTTCCTTTGATACGCACTCTTATAACTTTTCTTCTAGCCATCATTCCACCTCTAAATCTAAAACCTTGATATTTATAATGTTATATTTTAATAGTTCACCTGGATTATTAAATAAATAGTCCGCCAAATTTTCTTTCTCTTTATCAATCTGATTGTAATTAACACTTTCGACTTCTGTAGGAATTCTAATGTCAACAGAAGCATTGATATAAGCTTGATGTTGCATGCAATCACACTCCTAATCCTTCATATAAAACGGAGAAGTAAACCCGTCACTATTCAAATTCAATCCTTTTGCCCAATCAACAGGCTTATTCATGATAGTTTCGATTTCCTTAAGTCCATTTGAATCTTTAGGTATTTCTACAATTACTTCATCATGAACATGTCCAACTATTTTAAATCCTGATGCTTCAAGCCTTGCTATAGAAATCGCAAGTAAATCCCTTGCAGTTGCTTGAACAATATTCTCGACTAACTTCCCACCATACGTTTTTAACTTTGACCATTTACGGTTAAGATCTAAGCCCATAAATTCAACAACTTGACTACCCCAACTATTTTCACCAACTGAAGCTTTCGGATAAGCTAAAGCTCTTCCACTAGGCAATTCAATCATTAGAAAACCTTTTTTCATGTAAAATCTAAGTCCATGTGTATGGTGCGTCTTTCGAGATTTTACAGTATTAATTGCAGCCTCTTGGCAAGCCTTCCAAAAATTAACTATGTTAGGATTTGCGTTACGCCAACTATCAACTAAACCTTGTAACTCGTTTTCTTCAATGCCCATTTCCAATGCACCCATTGCTTTTAAAGCTCCAGCGCCACCTTGATAGCCTAAAGCTAATTCGGACACTTTTCCTTTTTGTCTGAGAGGGTCGCCTTTAGTTATGCTTTCTACCGGTACATTAAACATTTGAGAAGCCGATGCTTCATATATCTTTCCGTGTGTGTTGAACACATCTAAACGCCATTGTTCTTTTGCATACCATGCTATGACTCTTGCCTCTATTGCAGAAAAATCACTTACTGCTAGTTCATTACCTTCTTCAGCAGTAAATGTCGTCCTAACTAATTGACTTAATAAGTCTTGAGGATGAACATTGAGTAATAAATCTAAATCGTCAAAACGTTGTTCTTTAATAAGATCTCTTGCTATTTCTAATTCAGTATCTGAAATATAATGCTTTGTTAAATTCTGAAGTTGTACACCTCTACCTGCCCATCTTCCAGTACCGGCACCGTAGAATTGAAACAGACCTCTTACTCGTTCATCATTGCACATCATGTCATGCATTTTGTTGTATTTTTTCACACTGGTTTTAGACATTTGCAATCTAATTTCTAGCATTTTTTTAGCTTTTCCTGTGGCTTCTTTTAAGTAATCCTGAACCGTTTTCTTTTGTAAATTAGGTATATCTAATCCTTGTTCATCCTTTAACCAAGCCAATAACTGTGTAGGACTATTAGGATTTTCTAAACCTGTTATATGTTTAGCTTGTTTAAGCAATTCTTCTTTACTCTGCTTATCGAGCACATTAGCTCCTAACATCAATGATTTAGAAAGCTTAATACCTCTGTCGTTTATATGTTGGTCAAAAACCCAATATGCTTGTTCAATTACAGTTACTGGAAAGTCTTTAATTTTATTAGCAATTGTCATTTCTACTTCTACATCTCGAATACAGTAATCTATAAATTGTTGCCATTTTTCAAGATCATGTTCAGGCAAATTTCTTGTTCTTCCTCCATTAACTTTTGTTGGCTTACAAGGTATAGAGAAATAACGGATTAAATTTTTACCTGCTTTATCTTTTTGATTTTGTAACCTTAAAACTTCTCCGACTTTATCAAGTGAAGCAGGTAAGCCAATACGCATTGAATTAACCATTGTGCAAATCCACTCTTCAGGTGGCATCTGTTTATTAAAATGTTTAGCAAGACAAGTTCTTTCGAAATTAGCATTGAATGCATACTTTTTTACAGCAGGGTCAAATAGAGCAATTTTAAACGTCTCATAATCAGCGTGAAAAGGCTCATTATCTACTTTAGTCATGTCAATCGCACTAATCGGTCCACCATCTATTGAATAAGCTATAATTAAGATTTCGAAATCTTCAGCTTCTGTGTATTTATAGACACCACATTTCGAAATATCGTTACTGCTATATGTTTCAATATCTATATTCATAAATTTCAAATTCTTGACACCTCAATTTCTTTAAAATTAAAGTGGGGCTAAAAACCCCACCTATTGACTTATAAGAAATCCTCATCATCAGTGTCTAATTCATCGAAATCATCTTCTGCTGCACTTGCACCGCCAAGAGGTTCGCCTTTTTCTACAAGTTGAATGTTGTTGAGCCCTGCTGCAATTCCTTTATTTCCATTTACGTTATAACCATAGAAATTGATTACAGCTCTGATATAGTCTCCGCTAACAACTGAACCAGGTTCGTTCAAACGAACCATGGCAGGACTAACTACACCTGGTGCATTTTGACTTGTAGCATTAATAAAATACGCATTTTCATAATTCGGATCATCTTCACGATCAATGTCTCCATCACGTAATGGCGTTTTCAAGTTATTAGGTATCTTGCCGTTCCATTTACCTTTAAATGCTTCTTTTGCATTCTCAATTGCTTTTTCGATAATCTCGACCATTTGGGTGTCTTCTTTAGGAATAATAAGTGAAACCGAATATTTTTTTGGTGTGCTTTCATCCATACTGTGCGGTTCAAAAATATGTGCATATGATGCTCTTACTTTTCCTGTAATCACTTTAGTTTCATTTTTTAATTGTGCTTTCATGTTTATATACCGTCCTTTTTAATTTTTTATAGTTCGTCAAAATCATCTTCGGCAGATGACTTTATAGCTGGCCTTTTATCTGACTCAGTAGCAAGTGTTAATTTACCTTGCGGCTTTTCTATAAAGCCTTCTGCAATTTTAGAAAATGCTTTTTTGCCGATTAATTTTTCTAAATTCGTAATGCTAAGTAACTTGGTTTCTGTAATATCTTCAGGTTTATAACCCGCTTCAACTAACCTGTCTCGGACTGCTTTTGTATCAGTTATCACTCTCCTTGAACGTCCCGTGACTAGCTTCCAACCTGGATACGTTTTATCATTCTCTTTCGCTTGTTCTAACGCATATTTCTCTACTTCATCAGCCCATTTTTTGATGTCAGGCAGTTTATATAAAAGTTCTGCAATCTCTTCATCACTCAACAAATGTGGTGGCTTTTGAGGCACATTTTGCATGTATTCTGCACGTGTTCTACATGAATGCTTTATCTTACAGAATCTACAATGACTACCTGCTTTAAACTCACCTTCACCGTTATAAGCAAGTCTGGCTAATGGTTTAACAAAATCGGTTCCCCATTGAAGTAATCTTGATATTGGTAACTCTTCAGTAGAAAAGTTATCTATTCGTGGTTGTATGATAGTCATGCGAACTGTATGAATGTCATACATTAAACTAAGCAGTTCATATGCGCCCAAGCCATATAATCTAAGTTGAGGATTATCTATAGCTGAAACTTCAATGCCTTTACCGTATTTAAGGTCAATAATTTCAAGTACACCACCTGAAAATATAATGACATCACCAGTACCAAAAGATTCAGGGACGTATTTACCTAAATCCAATTTTGTTTCAAATAAAGCTATTACATCGTCATCTCTACTCAAAGCTTCGTTATATTTTTCTTCTACATTAGCTACGTACTCTTCAACATATTCGCGCAACTCTTCACTGTAATATTGATTTCGCTTATAATTTTGAAAAGCTTTATTAAACTCAAACTGTGTTAGGCCTTCATATTTAAGACTGAAATATAACTCACTTAACTCATGAGCGAATGTACCTTCTTCAGCAAAAACTGAACTTTTATCTGCAATACCTTCACTTGCCTTAATACTCGGTGGACAGTTTAGCCATTGTTTTGCTCCACTTGCACTAAGCTTTGCATGAGCTCTATTTGAGTGATCTAGTTTCATGCATTAATTCTCGCCTTCATGAAATCAACAATTTTTTCATAATGCTCTTCTTTGATAGTAGATAGCTTATCCGCACCAAGTTCGTTAAGTTTATTTCTAAATTCTTTCTTATCAGAAGTATCTGCTTTTTTAAGGAACTCTTTTCCTACTGATAAAACATAATCTTTAGTTAAATCAGCAGAAGTTTCCTTAACTTCTTCAACTGATTCCAGTTGAGCTGTTTCATCTTTTGGCATTGGTGCTTCTTTAACTTTCTCTTGTACAATTGATGAATCTACATTTGATAGTTCAGTATTTAGCACACGTAAATTCTTATTTAATAGTTTTAATTCTTCAAAAATACCTTCTAATATTGCCATTGATTAACTCCTCCTTAAAATTGGTTGGCTAAACGAATCATTAACTTGATACGATCTTCTATTTCTCTAGGGTCATCACTTTGTTCGTTTAATCTTGCTAACAATTCAAATTGCTCTTCTAAAATTTCTTTTTTACGTTCGACGACAGTTAAATGTAATTGTGCTTCGATAACACGCCATTTTCCCCAACTTTCCATTTCAACCTTTCCTTTTTTCTTAAGTCTCGAAAGTGTGGATTTTGCATGTGTTTTCGATACTCCAAAAACTTCAACTACATCATCAGGATTGAAATTGTCATATGTTGCAAAATGTGATAGTATTTTTTGTTGTAAGGTCATATTAATAACTCCTTATATAATTATTTAAGACAATTGCTCATCTTGCACTGTTACTTGCTCCAACAAGTAGCAGTTTTTTTATTCTCCATAAAAGTATTCTTTATAGAATATGAATGTTGCGATACTTACGAATCCCGCAATTGACCATGCAGTAGTGAAGTATAGAAACGGCATAAGTACAATTGCTAAGACTGTAAAGCACAGTACTGCTACTAGGTAACTTTTATATGTGTCACTCATTTTATTCTCTCCTTAAAGTATTTTCTCTTGCCTTTTAATTAAATACGCTTCTAACTTCGGAATATTAATTAACTGTCCAGCTGGAGAATAGATGATACATAAGTTTTTTATACCTAAATCATCTTCGTGATAATATTTCAACCAGTTGTATACTGTACTTCTACTTACTCCGAATAGTTGATGAATTTCTGTTGGTTTTGCGTATAACTTTTTCACAAATTTTTCTTCGCCTCTATATGTGTTTTCTGGTGTTGGTGGTACTATGATTTTTGGCATCTCTATCACTCCTTTCGATAAATGTTAAATTTTGCTATTATTCGCTCTGTATTGAAGTTCTCTATCTAATGCATAGAAGACTTTGTTTATTTCTAAGTAGCTGTAATAACCTTTTTTAATACTTTCTAATATTTCCTTTCTTAGTCGACGTTCATTTTCTGTTAAAGATTCTACTGGCGCGTGATCTCTTCTGAAAACCCTTGGTATTCTGATGTCTAACCCTTCTGATTTTTTGTTCATTTGTTGTTCCACCTTTCGTGTATAATGTTGTTATCAACCTAAGGAGGTGATAACATGCCCTTGATATCTGATGAATTTGATACACTTACTAAAGACCAACAATATATCTTGTCCGTACTCTACAAAGATTATTTAGAATGTGTAAAGTTAGGTTCGGTTAAATTAACCTGCAATAATTTTGGAAGTGCTAAAGATATACATACAAAGTATTTTCAAAAACTACATTTCGAAGATGTAAAATACGATTTAAATAAACTTAAAAACTCTGGGTTCCTAAACGGCGTGTATGCTAGTAACACTATTTATCATGTAACAATTTCAGACAAGACTGTTGTTTACTTTGAAAATGAGTTTAAAAACAATTTAAAAAGTATCATTGATAGCATTTCTAAAATTGCTTCAATAATTCCTGGTCTCTAGTTGGGTTTATAACTTCCCAATCATTTGCCATGAGGTCATCGGCTGAAGGTTGCCAATATCTGATAAGGTTTGTCCCATCGCTATTTGAAATGATGCATTGTAAAAAACTATCATTTGTTGGTAATATCTTAGTTCGATGACTTTCCTTCCAATCTTTCCGTGTCATAGAGACAAGATTTTTTGTAGCTATCTTAGTTGCTTCTTGAATGTTCATTTGTTATTCCTCCTTTCGTGTATAATGTTGTTATCAACCTAAGGAGGTGATAAGTATGAAAGCTTGTTTATATCTTTCTAATGATAAATTTGTTGAAATCGATAATTTAGAAAAAGTGATAAAGTCAGGTCATCGCGGAACTGTTGAAATATCAAAAGAAAAAATTAAAAGTTCCTTGTTCACTAATGGCTCATATACTTTTGTTGGAGACAAAATAGTAGCTATCGCTTCAGCTAAAATCGAATTCATAGAATTTATCGATTAATCTCTTTAAGCAACTCTGCAACTGCTCGCAACAGTTCAGGGTTGTTTCTTGTTTCTAAATTACTGTTTGCATGTTTTAGTAAATTGAGTTTTAATTTACTTTTTTCTTTAGCGATTCTAAATTTTTGTAACATTTGTTGTTCCTCCTTTTAAGATGTTTGTTTAAATTTCAAATTGGCTAATATCTACACCGTATTTAATCGCCATACTCTTAATCACTGAAATGTATATCTCAACCAATCTAGGTTCATCAGTAATCACATCTAATTTTGACAACTTGTTAATCTGGGTTTTCGTTGCACCATTCGCTAACATTTTGCCTTTGCGGTTCTGCATACGAATTTTTAAATTACAGCGTCCTTTTTCTTCTAAAGCTTTATATGCTTCAGACTTAACTTTCTGGTGCATTGCTCCGCCACCTAAATGTTGTGCAATCGCAGATAACATTTTGTTTGTGTCGTTACGCCAGTTTTTCGTTTCAATACCGACAATGTGACGAATGCCTGTGATTTCTTGTTGCATTTGTTTGTTAAACTGTTCTTGGTCTTTTTGTGCTTTGAACATCATCTCTAATGCTTGCATTGGTGTTTGTGGTACATTAAGCTGTGCTTGTTGTTTAATGTATTCATCCATTTTATGAAATGCATCAACATAAGTTGCAGTAAACAAAATGCCTTTACTACCTGTCATCTTGTTTGCCACTATGTCGCAACCTTTTTTGGTTAATAAGTAGTGTTTAGTCTGACGATTGTTTGCACCTAAATAAGTTGATTCTACGAAGTAATCATCAGGGCTCAACTTTGAGCTTTGCAAAATTACACTTCTATAATTTTCAATATCTCTGATTAAATTTTTATGTTCCTTACCCACCATTTCTGCTACTTCTCTACTATCTACGTAATGTGTCTCGTTCTGTTCTACTAATTGTAATTCTTGCATTTGGGCTTCCTCCTATTACGGTTTAACCGTTATTTTTAGTTAAAAAAATAATATCATCGTAAGATATGTCAAATTTTTCTTCTATCTTTTTTAACTGCGGAACATTAGGAAAAGTCTTTCCTTTTTCCCAGTTATGCCACACATCAGCAGACACGCCAACCTTAGCACCAGCCTTAGCTTGAGTTAAGTCAAATTTTGCTCTCAATGTCTTTAACGTTACTGGTTCTTTTTTAACGATGATTTGCGTCATTGTAATACCTCCTTGCTTAAGAACTGCCTTAAGTATATTACGGTTTAAACGTAATGTCAACACTTTAACCGTAATTTTATTTTTTTACTTGTATATTTTACGATTAAGCCGTATAATAAGTTTGTAATATTAGATGAAGGGATTGAAATTATAATGTTAGGCAACAAAGAAATTATGGCAAAAAATATTTCTCGTCTCATGAAAGAAAATAATGTTGATAGAAACAAATTATCTAGAGACTTAAAAATAAGTTATACAACTTTATCAGATTGGATTAATGCAAAAACGTACCCAAGAATAGACAAAATCGAAATGTTAGCCAAATACTTCGGAGTAGAAAAATCATCGCTTGTTGAATCACCTAACAAAATCGTACAACTTGATACACTACCAGTTAAAAAAATACCAGTTGTATCAAAGATATCTGCAGGAATGCCTATATACACAGAAGAAAATTTAGTTGATTACATATACTTCTCTACTAAAAATTTGAATCCTGATAAAGAAGAGTTTGGTTTACAAGTGTCTGGTGATAGTATGAACAAACTTTTTGATGAAGGTGATGTGGTTGTAGTGGAAAAAGATTCTATCGTCGAAAATGGTCAGTTAGGTGTAGTCATGATAAACGGGTATAACGGTACTGTTAAGCGCATAAGATACAATGAAGACCAAATCATATTAATACCCGAATCGAACAATCCTAATCACTATCCACAAGTATATGGTAAAGACGATGAAGTTAAAATTGTAGGCAGAGTTGTAGCAAGTGTAAAAACATATTGATTAAAAATACCTATATGGTGTTTTAATATAAAAAAGTAAACAAAGGAGAAATTAAAATGAAAAGATTATTAGGTTTACTATTAGCAAGTACGTTGGTGTTAGGTGCATGTGGTAGTAACGACGGCGATAAGAAAGAGGAAAGCAAGAAAACGGAAACGAAGAAAGAGAACAAAGATAAAAAGAAAGAAACTAAAGAAAAAGCAGAAGCTAAAAAAGAAAATGCTAATCAAAACGATAACAATAATCAAGTAAACAACGAGAACAACACAAACGTTAACAACGATCAACAAACCAATAGACCTTTAACTAAAGACGAAATATCACAAAGAGTAAAAAATGGTCACAATGTTAACGGCATGGTAGATGCAGATGGTAATACTTGGTACCAAGCACAAGGCGCAGGTGACGTTATAGGTTACACAAAACCTGATGGTACACAATGCACAGTTGGTGGTTGTGTCACACCTCAGCAACAAGAACAAATAAACGAAGCTAATTATAAAGAGATGGAAAAATATGGGTATTCTCGTGAAAAATACGATGCAATTCAAAAAGAAGCTTCTAAACTTCAACAACAAAAAGAAAATGGAGAAATAACAGCAGAAGAATTTACTAATAGGTATATAGAATTATACGACTAAGTATCTTACAATCAATTAATTGTATTGTGATTAATAACGTCTATTTAGTGATTTAATATAAATATAAACAAAGGAGAAATTGACATGAAAAAAGCAATCTTAACTTTAAGTCTTATATTTATTACCTACTACCTCACTTTTAAATATATGTGGATTAAAGAATTGAAGTATTAACAGCTTTTTATAGCCCTTTAATATAAAAATCAAAAAACGCCTACTAGTGTAGACGTTGAATGGTGGTGAGAATTTTATGGCGGATAAAAACAAAAAACAAGAAGCTACCCGTAGTAACCCAATAAACAAAAGTTTTGAAAAGCCGGGTGCCAGCGAAAACTTAAAAAGCACTTTATCAGAAAAAGCTAAGAAAAAAGATTAATATTCATTCATTAAATATAAATCCAATTTAATTTGTTGTTTAAGGTCTACAAGTGTATGTTTAATATACAATTCATCGTTTGACGGTAAATCAGATACTTTGAAATCTTGTCGCTCAACCTCTAGTAAATCGAAATCGCTACCAGCTGAATTATAGGTTTTAAGTTCACCCTCTTCAATGATTCTGTTTTCAAAGTCTTTAATAACTATAAATACTGGTTTACCGTTGTTATTAAACAACTTGTCTCTTTTGTCTAATAAGCTTATACAATCCAAATTCATAAACTTTCTTGTTTCATTAATTAACCAGATAATGAATTTAACAATTAAAGGATTAAATACAAGCACTGTTAAAACAAAAATAATTAGAAACCAAATATTTGCTTTTAGACCTGTAAGCAACTGAAGTAAACTCAAATTTTTTAAATCAACATTATTAAAAATTATAAAAGTATAAAACCATATCAAACATGTTTCAATAGAAAAAATCAATAATACAGGAGTATTGATAATCTTGTTTTTTTCACTAACTAAACCTATCATTGTTAGATATTTATATGGTATGTAACCTAAAACTCCTGTAAGAAGAAGCGCCCCTAGAAATTGAGTCATCTTATCACCTACTTTTTATTTTATTATAACATATTTAGTACCTAGTACTAAATTTTGGGTAGCCCACCTACCCTTATTATTTTTTACAAATTTACAGAACGTACGTTCCTACAGGAGGTATAAACATGTGGATTGAAAAATTTAAAAACAAAAATAACGAAACTAAATACAGATATTACGAGAAGTACAAAGATCCATACACAGATAAATGGAAGCGCGTAAGTGTTGTGTTGAACAAGAATACAAAACAATCTCAAAAAGAAGCAATGTTTCGTTTAGAAGAAAAAATAAAAGAAAAACTGAACAACAAGTCGTCAAGCGAATTAAAAACTTTGACTTTTCACGCGCTATTAGATGAATGGCTTGAATATCATATAAAAACATCTGGCTTTAAAGTAACGACGCTTGATAATTTGAAAACAAGAATCAAAAACATCAAAAAGAACAGTTCTCAAAATTTACTTTTAAACAAAATTGATACAAAGTACATGCAAACATTTATTAACGAATTATCAAACGTATATTCTGCAAATCAGGTAAAGCGTCAACTTGGACATATGAAAGAAGCTATTAAATACGCCGTTAAATTTTACAATTATCCAAACGAACACATATTAAATAGCGTCACACTACCAAAGAAGAGTAAGACGATAGAAGATATAGAAAAAGAAGAAGCGAAAATGTATAACTATTTAGAGATGGAACAGGTAATACAGATACGCGATTTTATACTGAACGATAATAACATGCAGTATAGAGCTCGTATTTTAGTTGCTGGGGCTGTTGAAGTTCAAGCTTTAACAGGTATGCGCATAGGTGAGTTATTAGCGCTCCAAGTTAAAGATGTAGACCTCAAAAATAAAACGATCGCTATTAATGGCACTATTCACAGAATCAAATGTAATGCTGGATTTGGTCACAAAGATACTACGAAGACCGCAGGTTCAAAAAGAAAAATCGCCATCAATTCAAGGATAGCAAATGTATTGAAAAAAATAATGTTAGAAAATAAAAAGATGCAACAATGGGAACCAAGCTATGTTGATAGAGGGTTTATATTCACAACTTGCCAAGGAAATCCTATGCAAGGCAGTAGGATAAACAAACGATTGTCCTCAGCTGCAGAATCATTAAATATAAATAAAAAAGTTACTACTCACACACTAAGGCATACACACATAAGTTTATTGGCGGAAATGAATATATCGTTAAAAGCAATTATGAAAAGAGTAGGACATAGAGATGAAAAAACGACTATAAAGGTGTATACACATGTAACAGAGAAAATGGACAGAGAGTTAGAGCAAAAATTAGAAAAACTTGTGTACTAA